GTAAGGGTATTGACTTCTAGGTTGATCGCCACCACAACGATTACGCGTACTTCAGGAATAAGTCCCTGTCAAATTTCTGATTCATAACCTCCACTCCATATCTTAGTGACGCCATGATTGCACGTCTTTGAAAATGTAAAGGACCCCGTAATACGTGCATCTGCAATTCCTCATCAAAAACCAGCTCTAGCGCGTTTGTTCTTAAGGTCTCAAAATCAACTTCATAGTCGCGAGGTCCTAAATAAATTGGATGATTAACTCGTGATCGTAACAATCGTTTCCTATGTATAAAGCTTGCGCCTTCAACATCCGCTGCTAGGTTTAGAAAATCGCTATAAGCGGTTTTGAAATCGACTCCAGTAACTTCTTGAACCTCGCGGTTCAGCTTATGCTTACGTACCGTCAAATCTACGTACATGACGTATTCCAGCTCCAGATCAAAACCCAAGAAAAAAGATTCTTCTTGGTGATGTGGCGGAATGCAGTGGAACATAAATACTTCGTCTGAATCCCACGGTGCACTATAAACATGTATCTGAGGATGCTCATTTTGCGGAATGGAAAATTTCGTGATAGTTAACGGGTGTAGCATTTTCTCACTCTTATGTCCTAATATCTTATGATCCTCTTTAGCCGCTTTCACAATTCTGGGATAAATCTCTTGTTTTATATGCTGTATTTCGGCCGCATTCTCTTTTATTACCCTCAGCTTCTGTTTTACCCCCAGCACCAACTCTTTGTCCTCGATATCTTCAGGCGAATCCTTGATTGCTAGAACTCTAACCGTCTCTGGCTGAATTTTAGGGGTTGACATATGACTGAGATTTATGCCAGTTAAACTTTCAATCACCTTTTTTAGTTTGAGTCCTCCTTCGATAGCTCGTCCCGTGGCAATCGCTGCAGCCGCGGCCGAGCCAAATATGGGAACCTCTTCTGCTGCTGCTTCTAATACGTCAGTTGACATAGTAATCATCTCCTGAAACGCCTCTTCTTGAATCCCTTCCCGTTCTGTTTCAACCGCTTGAGCTAGCGCATCGATTTTCTCCCGGTACTCTTTAACCATCTTCCTTTCATCTGCTGTACGCGCCAACGTTTCCTTCTGCAAAGCCATCGACAGCCTCTCTAATCCGTTTATCTCATGCCCCAATATTTTTCCATAACCATCAATTGCTGAGCTTAAAATCTGAATTTGGTTCTCCATTTTGTCTTCTTCCTTCAACGTTCCTAAGGCAAATTTACGTACATCTTCTAGTTCCCTCCCGAACGTATTTAGAATCTGCTCACTGTACATATTGTATACTTGTTCGTTCTTTTCATGCTCCTCTAGCTCTTTAACCTTTTTGGCTAGGGCTTGCTCCCCCACACTCAAAGGATCTGGCAATGAGTCTGCTTTACCTAATACATTGAGTAGAACCGCTTGTTTGATGCTTTCGCCATACGATTCACCCGTTATTGCAGCTTGGACTGTCCCCTGTATTACCCCATCTATTGCTGCGCTTCCAATCTCGCTTGACGCAACCGCTTCAACCGCCTTACCTATGGTACTATACACCTTCTTAGCCGTACTCGAATTCAACGCGCTCCATGTCTTCTTTCCGATCTTATTGAGTTTATTCAGGAACTTACCCATGACGCTAACGCTCTAGAGTCAATTTAAC